GGATTGACACAGGGCATCACTGACCGGATAAATGCTCTGGGATTCGACTTTGAGAGTTTTACCGATGTGCTGAAAGCAGCATGGGATGAACTGTGCAATCTGCTGGCTCCTATTTTTGAAGGTGTCTTTCAAAACATCTCCAACATCTTTTCAGAGTTTACTGGTGTTCTTCTGGGGCTGCTGGATGTTCTGATCGGTCTGTTTACTGGTGACTGGGAGCAGTGCTGGTACGGCATCAAGGGGATTTTTACGTCTATCTGGAATTTCATTGTCAACACGTTCCGCAATATCATGAATACCCTGAAAGGCATTGCAGATGTGGTGCTGGGGTGGTTCGGAACAAGCTGGAACGAAGTCTGGACATCCATCAAAACATTTTTCGTGGACACATGGAACAGCATTTCCACGTTTTTTACCGGAATTATTACGGGTATCCGAGACTTTTTCGTCAACATCTGGACTGAAATCTACACCTTTTTCAGCAATATTTTTAATGCCATCTATACGGTGGTTTCCACAGTTTTCCAGACCATTTACAACACCATTATGACCGTCTGGAACAGCATTTATGAAACCATTGCACCTCTTCTGGATGCATTCAAGTACCTGTTTGAAACGATATTTCAGGCAATTCACATTATCATCAGCAATGTGATGGACTGGATTTCGGAGAAGATTTCCGCTATCTGGAATGCAATTGTTTCATTTCTGACGCCAATTCTGGAGGGCATCAAAAATACTTTTACTACCATCTGGAACGCTATTAAAAGCGTTATTGATACAGTGCTTGGTGCGATTCAGTCCGTAACCACTTCGGTCTGGAATGCGATTTATGGATTTTTGAGCCCCATTCTGAACAGCATCAAAAGCGTGGTTTCTTCTGTTTGGGATTCTATTTCCAGCAAGATTTCAAGCATCATGAGCACCATCAAATCCACAATTTCCAGCATCTGGGACAGCATTAAAAGCGCTGTTTCCACAAAGGTCAGCGGCGTGAAAACTGCCATTCAGGACGGATTTCAGGCGGCGGTTGACTGGATTAAGGGGCTTGCTTCTGATGCGTGGAACTGGGGTGCAGATATTATCAGTGGTATCATTGACGGCATTAAGAGCATGATAAACAATCTTGCTGATACGGTTACTGGTGTGGCAGATACCATTCGGGATTTCCTGCACTTCTCGGTTCCGGACAAAGGACCGCTGACGGACTACGAGAGCTGGATGCCGGACTTTATGAAAGGGCTGGCAGACGGCATCGACAAGAGCAAGAAGTATGTGGAAAAAGCAGTCGGCAGTGTGGCTGAGGCAATGCAGCTGACCATGGATTCTGATTTGAATTACAGCTTGCATGGGATTTCCGGAGCAATGCTGCCCGATAGTTCCGGCGGAACGGTGAACAACTATTACAACACGGACAATCGAAAGACAGTGAATCAGACCAATCAATCGCCGAAGACACTGTCACGATTGGAGATTTATCGGTTGACACGGAATGCGTTGAATGTATGATCATTTCAAACTTTTTTTATACTTACGATACTTATCTCGAATAAGCGCATAAGAAATAAGATTAGCAATTATATGACCCACCTCTGGATCATCAAGTCTCCATAATTTGTCATTGGTTAACGTACCAAGATAAAATTTTTTTCCATCAATCATCTCTGGACAATACTTTTCTACAAATGTTCTTAATTCAGAAATTTTTCCACTACCGATATTTCCAATTGCAATTCTGCCATGATGATAAAAATCACATATTTCATCATTTACCTCAAGATTTTCATCTAAAACTAATTGTAACGCATGATGTGAACTTTCTTCATTATCTATGGCAATACATAATGCAGTACGAATATAATCTTGAGATGTAGATTTGTAACAAGTAGTGATTGCCAACGAAACAATTTCCGTACTTCCATCTACGTCTATTAGAAAAGAACGATATGGACCTGAAAATACGCCGCCTGAGTGATTTCCATAACTTAAAATTCGAACGCCATAATCTTGTATTAGTTTGAACATACCGTAATCGCCTGTTGGCATCTTAACACGATAATCTAAAAAACACTCTAAAAGGTTATAGGCAGGTAAGGCGATTTCTGGAATAGTCATGTCACTAATAAACTCGTCAATTTCTCCCGCAACTACTCTTCTTTTTAACTCTTCAAATGGCATACGTTGAGGATATTCACCCCAATCATACTCTATATATTTTCCACCAAGAATATCACGATATGTCGGTATTTCAGATAGTCTAATATATTGATTACTTTTTTCGTTGTATTTATAGCAATCAGTAGTGTAACCATTGCTCATAATTGCATAGTCTGCACCAATTTCATCACAATAATCAAAAACTTGATTTTGTGTACTTTCAGTTAGTGGAACATCAGGAGCCTTGCATTCCACTATGCATAATGGATATTGATTGCCTGAATCATCATTGCCCTTGATTATTATATCAGCCCGTCTCCTTGAATTAACACCATAATGTGACAAATGATCCTCAACAGAAATTAACTGTTCGGGTACTGAAAGTTTGTCCTTAAGAAAACTGATCCATTTTTGACGGACTGTTTCTTCTGGAGTGATTAAAATCAATCTTTTTCTAATCGGATCAAGATAGCATTTCTTTCCATCTCTCTTGTAAATCTCAGGTAGCTTTTCTTTTTCATAAGAGAAGATCATAGATATTAACCCCCTTTGTCTTGTCTCAAGTATATCATATATTTTGTGATTGGTCAAATACTTAACAGGAGGTGCTACCCATGTTTTATACCCTGATTTTAGAAAACCAATCCGGCGAACAGCTGAACCTGTCAACGACCGCCAACCAATACATGACCTCCAAAATCGAAGGTTTGAATCCGCCTGCCGGAACAGTCAGCACTTCAAGCTATGCAGGCATGAACGGCAGCTACCTCAACAACGCCTTCATCGAAAAACGAAACGTGGTCATCTCCTTTGCCATGCGTGGCATTGGGATCGAGAAACGGCGGCATCAGCTGTATCATGTGGTCAAGCCGTCCCGATACATCAAGATCTGGTACAAGACGGCGAACATCGATGTCTATGCCGAAGGGTATGTAGAAACTTGTGAAGTGTCAAATTTCGAGCAGCAGATTAGCGGTCAGATCTCTATTCTCTGTCCGGACATTTACTGGTACAGCCGGGATATTTTCTATGCCTACTACAGCGGCGTAATCGGAGCATTTCACTTTCCCTTTCCAGAGAGCGATGCTCCGTTTCCTTTGGGTGTGTACTCTAACAGCAGTTTGTTTTCCATCATCAATGATGGCGATGAAACCGGATTCACACTGCGAATTGAGGCACTGCCCAGCGACATTCCGCAGGAAGTGGTGGCAGTGACACCGACCATCTACAATGAAAACGGCGAGTATCTGCAAATCAAAGGTGATATTCTGACCGGCGATGTCATTACGGTTACCACGAAAACCGGAAACAAGACCGTCACGCTGACACGCAATGGCGTGGACAGCAACATTCTGAACCGGCTGGTTTCCGGTTCGACTTGGCTGACACTAAAAGAAGGAACAAATACCTTTCGAATCGAGGCAGTTCGTGGGGTGAAAAAACTGCGTGTGACATTGATGCACCGAAATTCCTATCTGGGGGTATGAGAAATGCAGTTGGAAATTTACAACCTTATCGCAGAAGGAAACCGCATTTCTGTTTCCTTGGAAGCCATCTGCGACAGCTATTCTTCACTTCTGTGGGATATTGAATTCTACCAGTGCGGCTGTTTTGAGGTGTATATCGCTGCCAGTCCCCAGAATGTATCCATCTTTCAGCGTGGCAGAATTGTGGCGAGGAGTGATGATGCACAGCACTTCGGCATCATTGAGTCCCTGCAATTGGAAACCGATGCCGAGAAAGGCGATTATCTGACAGTCACCGGACGGTTTCTTGCCTGTCTGCTGGAACGAAGAATCATCTATCCCACCATCACCGCAAACGGCAGCTATGAGGACATCGTCCGCAAGGTGCTGTCCCGCAATGCCATTTCCGCCGGAATCCGCAATTTGCCCGGTTTTTCCATGGGAACGGTTTCTGGTGACTGTTGGCAGAAAACCGCACGAATGCAGGTCAGCTATGACAACATCTTAGAATGGCTGTACAGCCTTTGTGAAACCATCGGCGGTTCGGCAAATGTGCGGCTGAATGGAAATACCCTGAAATGCGATCTGTTTTCCGGAACAGACCGCAGTTTGTTGCAGGATGAAAACCCCCACATCGTATTCTCCGATGCGTACAACAATCTGCTGTCCTTTTCCTATGCAGCGGACGATGCCGTGCAGAAAAACTTCGCCTATGTGCTGGGCTGCGGCGAAGGAAATGCCAGAAAACGCACGACCTTCTGTTCCGGTACAGAGCCGACCTATCTTGACCGCTATGAGGTGTATGTGGATGAGCGAAACACGGCACAGGAAGAAGATGTGACGGATGCGGAATATCTGGAAATCTTAAAGAGCAGCGGTGCAGAACATCTGGTGCAGCCAAAAACGGCATCGGAATCCACCATCGCTGCTTTTTCTACCCAGTATCAGTACAACAAAGACTACTTTGTGGGAGATTATGTGACCGTAGAACAGAGAAGATTTGGCTTGATTCAGCCTCGAATCCAGCTAATCGGCATGGTGGAGAGTTTCGACCAGAATGGCAGAAGTCTGACCCCGACTTTCAAAGAAATGGAGTGATATTCATATGTCTTTTTCCTATGGATTTTTTAACGCACAAAACCTTGACCGAGTGTATACCGCAGAAGATTTCACGGCATATCTGTCCAGCCTGATTTGCAACGGAATTCTGGATACTTACCGGCAGTGTTTTGCACCAACAGTCAAAAATTTATCCGTTACATTCGGCACGGGCAAGGCGTGGATCAACGGGCATTATCTCATCAGTGATACGCTGCATACTGTTGATTGTGCTTCTTATGTAGATGAATCGCTGGATCGCTATGTGGTCATTGCCCTGTTCTGTGACCTTTCCACACGAACCTGCGGGCTTCGCATTCAGCCTGGAATCGCTGCCACCGAACCTGTCATTCCTTCGTTCACCAACAATAATGTGACCACCTATTTGACCTTGGCAGCAGTTCGGCTGCGAGCCGGAGCAACAGAATTGACAGCAGAAGATGTGATTGATTATCGGGAGGATGAAAGCAAATGCGGATACTGCAAGTGTATTCTTGGTAAGTGCAGAGTAACAGAGATGCTTGCCGAAATGGCAAAGACAAATGCCACACTGGACGAACTGCAAAAGCGGCTGGATGCAATGAACAGTCAGATTTCTGAACTGCAAACCAAGGTAGATGATTTGACCGCAGGCGAAATCTTATCAACCGGACAATGCGGTGAAAACATCTACTATGTTCTCTATGACAATGGCAAACTGCTGCTGCGTGGCACGGGTGCAACCTATGACTATACTTCTCATGATTCTGTGTTTTATCAAAACGATCAGATCAAGGAAATCGTGCTCAGCAATGGCATTACTGGTCTGGGTGACCGTTTGTTTTATCATTGTGCCAATGCGAAAACGGTATCTCTGCCGGCTACACTGACCAGCATTGGGGACTCTGCTTTTGCACAGGAAGATGCTGCAATCGGCTATACCGCCGGTCTGACTTCTGTTACCATTCCGCAGGCGGTTACTGCAATTCAGTCGTTTGCATTTCAGCACACTGCCATTGCAGAAGTCACTGTGCCTGCCAGCGTGAAAACATGGGGAAAGTATGTTTTCAGCGGCTGTGCAAAGCTGAAGACTGCTCGTGTTGCGTGTGATTCCATTGGTGCTTTTGCGTTTACAAGATGTACAGCATTGTCTAGCCTTACCATTTCTGCGAATTGCAGAACCTTTGGGGAAAATATGCTGACATATTGCGAGAGCCTAAAAACCATCACTTATGAGGGCACGATTGCTCAGTGGAACGCCATCACCAAACCGGTCAACTGGATGTCCTCCGGAGAACATTCCTACAACAATTATCTGAAAAAGATCCAGTGCATAGACGGCTATTTGGAATATGATCCTGAAAATGATGTGTGGAACGAGGTGAAAAACGGATGATGAAATTCTTAGTGAAACAGCAAAAAATCGAAGTACTGGAGCGAGAGGTCATTGCTTCTGACCAGATCGCATTTGTTTCGGTGAAGTTCGTGTTCGATGGGGCTTGGAAAACGCTGCACAAGGTGGTGCAGTTCACGCAGTGTGAGGAAACATACAACGTGGTGCTTGGCATAGACGGAACAACCTGCTTGCTGCCTGCCGAACTGCATCCCGGTGCAGTGAAGATGAGTTTGTTTGGCTACGATGCGGAAAGCGATACCACACTGCGTGCGACAACAGTACCGGTAACTCTTCACATTCGACCGTCCGGTTTTGTGGAGGACGGTACAACACCCATTCCGCCGACGCCGGATCTGTATACGCAGCTTTTGAAAAAGCTTTCCGAGATGCAAACCGGAGCAACCGGAAAGGACGGCCGTTCTGCTTATGAGATTGCCATAGAAAACGGTTTTGTGGGAACAGCTGCAGAATGGCTGGAGAGTTTGAAAGGCAGGGACGGTATTGATGGCAAGGACGGACTACCGGGAAAGGACGGAAAAGATGGTGCAGATGGTTTGCCCGGTAAGGACGGCACAAATGGGAAAGACGGTAGAGATGGGATTGACGGAAAGGACGGCGTTTCTCCGGACTTGACAAATTATCCAGATAACGATGCTGTAAAAGCACTGATTCAAGCTGCGGTTCAGCCGCTTTTACAACAGGCACATGTTCATGAAAATCTGAATGTTTTAGATGATTTGACGGCAGATGAACTCTCTTTGCTGCGTGCTCTTCAGGAATTCGAGGATGATACAACTTACAATATCCAAACATTCCGGGAAGCCATTGCAGCACTGAATGAAAAGGCACATACCCACGAAAATCAATCTGCATTGGATCAAATCACTGCTGCTAAAATCGCACAATGGGATGGTTTCGGCACACAAATCAATGGGCTTAGCACAAAGGTTACAGTCTATTCAGAAAAGACAGAACGCACTTTGGAGAGCCTGCAAAAGCAAATTGACAACCTGACAAGCGGCAGAAATTACACCGTTCTGTTTCAGTCCGGACAGGATGCCATTTCGACCTACGCACCAAACCTTAGCATGATTCTGGACGGCGGGTATCAGACAATGACAGATTTTCTGGCTGCCTATCCGCAGTTTTGCAGTGCAGCAAATGATTTTGTACTATCCTATTCACAGGAGTGCTTCAACTGGGATAAGTCGGTCTTGACCGTTTGTACAAAGCCTCTGTCCCTGACGAAAAATGCTGAAATTGTGATGTCCTATCAGTCGGGTTCCAGCGAAGCCGGGAGTTTGTATCTGGTGCAGAAACCGCAGAAGATCGACATTCCCATTGGCGTGTATGTAAACACAGAGATCGATGCAAATCGTGCGGTTTCTCTGGATTTCCAATGGCTGCAGTCGGACAACTTTATCACCACTATCACAGAATGTACCGGCATTTCTGATGGCGAATACTACCTTGCATGGGTAGGCAGAAGCAACAATTCTCATCCGAAAATCCGATTCCTGAAAGTACTGGAGGGTTGAAAATGAAAGATACCATTTGCGTGGCTGTCGGCTTGGTCGGCGGCTTTTTTACTGCCATTTTTGGCGGCTGGGACTCTGCTCTGGTGACACTAGTCGTCTTTATGGCAATCGACTTTTTCACCGGCATCATCACTGCTATGATGAAAAAATCCAAACACACGGAAAGCGGCGGACTTTCTTCCAAAGCTGGCTGGTTCGGTCTGGCAAAAAAGGTTTGCACCTTGATGCTGATCGTCGTTGCAGTTCGGATGGATATTCTGCTGAATACCAACTACATCCGGGATGCCGTTTGCATCAGTTTTTGTTTGAACGAACTGTTATCCATCATTGAAAATACAAGCTTAATGGGTATCCCCTACCCGCCTGCAATCAAAAAGGCAATCGATGTTTTGCAGACGAAAGTCGGCAGAACCGAAGAAAAATCAACTGAAAACTCAAACAAGGAGGACTAACTTATGGCTATTTTAAGACCGGATTCTACATCCACACTTGGCGGCGTGACCGTCAAGGAGTATTTACTCACGAAGCATAATCCGAATCGCATTGATATGCCGAGTGTTTCTATGACCGGAAAAATTATCGGTGTGACCGTGCATAACACGGATTGGATTTCCGTAGCATCCGGCACAACGCCGGCGGAGCAATACACTCGTGCAACCGTCAACGGCAACATGAATGATGTTCGGGTGCACTACTATGTGGACAACACCTGTGCGTGGCAGAACTTGCCGCTGACGCTTTCCGGCTGGCACGCTGCGGACGGCTCCGGAAACGGCAATCGCAGAACAATCGCAATTGAGTGCATTATGAGTTCTGCCTATAACGATAGAGATAAAAAGTCAGAGGATAACTCTGCAAAACTGGCGGCAGCTTTACTGAAAAAGTACAACCTTGGCGTCGACCATCTCTATACCCATACGCATTGGCTGAATGTCCGTGACGGAAAATCTGGCAGCGTGGATTATCTGAATACAGCAAGGAATCCGTATAAGATGTGTCCGTTGTATATCTTGCCGCACTGGTCTGCTTTCAAGGCGAAGGTGCAGTCTTACATGAAATCAGGTACTTCTGTATCGACAAATCCGACAACAAAGCAACTTTACAGAGTTCGCAAGAGCTGGTCTGATGCAAAGTCCCAGATCGGTGCATTTGCTTCATTGGACAATGCAAAAAAGGCTTGTAAATCGGGATATTCTGTGTTTGACGGCAACGGCAATGTTGTCTATCCAACCAAAAAGTCCGTTGACGAAATTGCCGGTGAAGTCATTCAGGGTAAATGGGGAAACGGCACTGACCGTAAAAACAAGCTTACAAATGCCGGATATGATTACAATGCCGTGCAGAAGCGTGTGAATGAACTGATGAAATAATATGTCTCTGAGTAGTTTTTCGGAACTGCTCAGGGATTTTTTCTTTTAGGGGCTAATTTTCTGGAGCTTTTAGCGGACTGTATGGTAGGAGGTGCTGCTTGTGACAACAGAAGAAAAAAGAACCGTTGAGCTTTTGCGGCAAAACGGAAAAAGCAATGCAGAAATTGCAGAGCATTTGCATATATCGCCCAACACTATTAAGTCCTATCTGAAACGCAAGAAAAGAAGTGATAACTCTTGCCTGATGTGTGGCATTACCATTACACAGACACCGCATAGAAAGAAGAAAAAATTCTGCTCCGACCAATGTCGACAGAAATACTGGAGAAAGAATGCAGGAAGAACCAGTACAATGAAGGAAGTCATCTGCGCAGGATGTGGAAAGAAATTCTATGCCTATGAAAGCAAACAGCGTAAATTCTGCTCACTTCTCTGCTATCACGGAGGTATTGCGGATGAACAGTGAAAAATTACAAAAAATCAGCACCTATAAGGTCACACTTGCTGTTCTGAAAAAGTGGCGGAAAGACGGCATTATTTCGGAACATGAATTTCGTAAATGCGAGTTAAAAATTGCCGAAAAATTCGATATATCTTTGTGCAGTATATATCGTGAAACTGCTTGACTTTAGGTCGCTTCTGATTTAATATGTAACACTGAGGAGGGATACTATATGGCACGCACCATAAAAAAGGTCGAATTTCTGCCTAAAATGCCAAAACTGCTGAACGTTGCCGCTTATGCCAGAGTGTCCAGCGGCAAGGATGCCATGCTGCATTCTCTTTCCGCACAGGTAAGCTATTACAGTGAAAAAATTCAGAAACACACCGGATGGAAATATTGTGGTGTGTATGCAGATGAGGCAGCAACAGGTACGAAAGACAACAGAGAACAGTTTCAGAAACTTCTTGAAAAATGCCGTGCTGGCAGCGTGGACTTGATTCTTACGAAATCCATCAGCAGATTTGCACGAAATACCGTCACATTACTTGAAACTATACGTGAATTGAAAGATTTAGGTGTGGATGTTTATTTTGAAGAGCAGAATATTCACAGTCTTTCAGCAGACGGCGAACTGATGCTGACGATTCTTGCAAGCTATGCACAGGAAGAAAGCCGTTCAGCAAGCGAAAATCGCAAGTGGCAAATCCGAAAAGACTTTAAAGAAGGCAAAATCGGGAGCATTACAATTTTCGGGTATCGGAGAAATGCTGACGGTATTCTGGAAATTGAACCCACGGAAGCAGAAATCGTTAAGATGATTTTTTCGGACTATCTTTCCGGAATGGGCGGTCTGAAAATTGCAAAGAAACTGAACGAAATGGGTATCAGAACAGCACAAGGGAATCTCTGGACATCTCCAAGAATTAAGGAATTGCTGTCCAATGAAAAATATGTCGGCGATATGCTTTTACAGAAATATTTCCGCAATAATCATATCGAAAAGAGAAAAATGCAAAACAACGGTGAACTTCCCAAATATCTGGTAGAGGACGCACATGAAGCGATTATCGACCGTGATACATTCCAAAAAGTGCAGGAGTTGATTGCACAAAGACAGTCAAAATTTTCTCATACAGGTTCAAAAAACCGCTATCCATTATCGGGAATGATACAGTGCGGATGCTGTGGAAAAAATTATCAGCGAAAAGTGTTCAAGCAAGGTTCTGCTTGGATTTGTGCCACATTTGCAAGGCGTGGAAAAAAATACTGTCCTGCTGCAAAGCAGATACCTGAAAACATTCTGCAATCCGTTCTTTGCGAGGTTTTAGGGTTGGAGAAGTATGACGACGACGCAGTTCTGAAATATATTCGGCAAATTATTGTTCCCGAACCAAACGAACTGATTTTTATCTTTTATAATGGTAAACAGGTTCAGAAACATTGGGAAAATCCGTCACGTTCTGAAAGCTGGACGGAAGAAATGAAACAAAAAGCAAAGGAAAGGAGTTTACAATGGCACGAAAAATCACAATGATTCCGCAGACCATTAATCCGCAGACACGAACGGCAATGGATACGAGAACAAAACGAAAAGTAGCAGGTTACGCCCGTGTTTCAACGGATTATGAGGAACAGATTACTTCCTACGAGGCACAGGTTGATCATTACACAAATTACATTCAAAGTCGTGATGACTGGGAGTTTGTCAAGGTCTATACAGACGCAGGCATAAGTGCGACAAACACACGGCATCGTGAGGGTTTCAATCAAATGGTGGAAGATGCACTTGCCGGAAAAATCGACCTTATCATAACAAAGAGTGTGAGCCGTTTTGCACGAAATACCGTGGATTCTCTTACTACTGTACGTAAACTGAAAGAAAAAGGAATTGAGGTTTACTTTGAAAAAGAAGGTATTTATACGCTGGACTCTAAAGGAGAATTGCTCATTACGATAATGTCAAGCCTTGCACAGGAAGAATCACGCTCCATTTCCGAAAACGTTACATGGGGACAGAGAAAACGCTTTGCAGACGGTAAAGTCAGTCTGCCATACAGCCATTTTCTTGGCTACAAAAAGGGAGAGGACGGCTTGCCGGAAATTGTACCGGAAGAAGCTGAAATTGTCCGCTTTATCTACAGAAGCTACATGAACGGTCAGACATCTTACGCCATTGCAAAAACTTTGACAGAACGCCATATTCCAACTCCGGCAGGCAAGGAAAACTGGCGGCAGTCCACGATTGAGAGTATTCTGACAAATGAAAAATACAAGGGCAGTGCGCTTCTGCAAAAGAAATTCACAACGGATTTTTTAACTAAAAAGACCAAAATCAATGAAGGAGAAGTTCCGCAGTATTACATAGAGGAATCTCACGAACCAATAATTTCTCCGGAAGATTTTGAAGAAGTGCAGGCTGAATTTACAAGACGCAAGAAACTTGGCAGAAAATACAGCGGCAGTACGATGTTTTCTGCAAAACTGGTCTGCGGCGACTGCGGACACTTTTTCGGTTCAAAGGTCTGGCACTCAACCAGTAAATACCGCCGTGTAATTTGGCAATGCAACAACAAATTCAAGGGAGAGCATTTCTGTTCCACGCCGCATCTTTATGAGGATGAAATTAAAATACGGTTTATCTCCGCCTTTGCTGCATTTTTTCAGAACAGAGAAATGGTGCTGGAAACTTGCAGGATGCTGTTGGAGGATTTGTCCGATACTTCTGCTCTGGATACTAAAATAGAAATGCTGACCATGGAACTGAACGACATTGGTACTCTGATTCGTGAGCATATTCAGAAAAATGCGGAATCCGTACAAAATCAGGATTCTTACAACCTTCGCTACGATGAGCTGACAGAACAATACGAGAGAAAGAAAGGATTGCTCCAAAAAATGCAGCAGAAACGTATTGAGCACCAGAGTAGAATTGAATCAATGGCATCATTTCTGAGAACTCTTGAGAAAACCAACGAACCCATCGACTACTTTGATGACAGTATCTGGCGAACGACCATTGAGAAAGTAACCGTATTCCATGATGGCAGAATGGTTTTCCAGTTTGTTGACGGAACGGAGATTGAAGCATAAAGCAAGAAACCCACTATGGCATTAAGCTGTAGTGGGTGCTTTTTTTTGCTTTTCACAAGAAAACGATAGGTGGGTGCATACTGGAAAACGATAACTGAAAAAGGGTGCATTTTTACTTTGGGAGGGTGCATTTTTTGCCCACAAGAAAACGATTACTTTTCTCAAAACGCCCCAAAGTGTGAAATCAAAGCGTATTTTTCACCGAAAATCTTAAATAAGAAAACGATAAAAGCCTGAAAACAACGAAGTTTTCAGGCTTTTTGACAATGAAAATGCACCCTTATTTTGTATCAAAATAAGGGTGCAGGTATGGTGGAGGCGACGAGAATTGAACTCGTGTCCGAAAACAAATCCACACAACTTTCTACGAGCGTAGTTTATCTACATTGATTCCCTTTCAAAACCGCCGGTAAACAGGCTGCTAAGAAAGGTAGTTCAAATCCGATCCTGCGGTGTGAACAGGCCGCCGGAACGTTCACCACTGCAATGATGCCGCAGCGTAGGCCGTGGTACTCCTACGGGCGACAGTAGCTGACTTAGGCAGCTACCTGCAGGCTCTTGTTAAAGCTTACAGAAAAGTTCTTTTTAGCGTTTAATTTTAAACGTGCCGCTGTTTAAAGAGATGCGACAATCTCTGCTCGCTTATCATGCTTCATCGTCCCCGTCGAAACCGTTACGCCCCCATTCTGCCAATCTTTACTGGTTGTGTTCCTTTACTGCACGGCGAATTTGCCGCTGGGCATCTTGTTTTGCAGCCGTCTGCCGCTTATCATACAGTTTTTTGCCCTTACAGAGTCCCACCTGTACTTTCACGCGGGAATCCTTAAAATACAGCGAAAGCGGTACCAATGTCAGACCGTCCTGCTTCACCTTGCCGAACATGCGGTTGATCTCCTGACGATGCATCAGTAATTTCCGCACCCGCATAGGGTCTGTCCGGAACAGTCCGTCTTTCTCATAGGGTGTGATATGCATGCCTTTGATGAACAATTCTCCGTCAGAAATATCGCACCAAGCATCTTTCAGATTCACATGCCCCTGCCGGATAGACTTGACCTCGTTCCCCTGCAAAGAAATTCCTGCTTCATAGCGTTCCAGAATGAAATATTCATGCCGTGCCTGCCGGTTTTCGCAAATCTGCTTTGTTCCTTTCGTCTGCATGATATGACACTCCTTCCGCAAATGATGATGTTTTCATTATAGCATAATTCTATCTATATGTCAAGCTTTTTTGAAAAAATCTTTGCAAGTCCATTCATTTCTGGTTTGATGTGAAAACTGCATGATCATCCCGATACCAATACTCCGGTCCGCCGGAAAATTGCAACATTGCACACTTCGAAATGACTTACTTCAGATACTCGATTTCATTTTTAGCAGTATGATCCGAGATCACTTTCAGGATATTCACGGAACACCCGTCTGCCCAGCCGCTGTATTGCAAAAAGATATACACCGGTTTCTCGTTCATGACAAGCACATACTCCCGAATCTGAGGATTTCGAATGTGCGGCACTACCATTCTTCCATATTCTTCTGCCAGTGCATTGCGAAATTTTTGATTTTGTTCCCAATCTTCCAGACGAACATTGATCCAATAAACCTGTTTCGCTCTATCGCCATGCACAGTACAACAATCCAGATGCAAAGGAAATCCCTCATAACTGGTAAGCTCCAGCGACTGTAATCGACGCAGCGTGTCATCATCGATATAGAGAAACCGCAACGCACAGGGCAAAAAACGAGAACTCTTATGTTCTTCATCATTGGTATCAGGAAAATCCGATCGTTTCATAGCGATACCTCCCATTTTCGTTTCCATATCATTTCATAAGGCAATACCGCATCAGTTTCTTCACCATTCTCATCTTCCCCTATGCACGGAACAGCTCCGAACCCCTCATATACTCTGCCGTCATTGCAAATCACGCTGACACGATGCCCCTCAATAAGATCAATTTTAGGCAATACCGCACAAAGAGCGTCTGGCGACTTTGCACGCCATCTGCTTGCAAATTTTCCGTCATATTTCACAAAAATGCTCGTGAATACATCAAGTATTCACTCCGCTTTTTGTTTCATCTGACGAAAAATTTGACGACGCATCTGTCGCACAATCTTTGTGCGGTATTGCCTTTACGATTCCATACTGCGAACAATGGCATAAAATCATCACTTCACGCAAACATTCTATCTGAAGTCAGTTCCAGATGTCAATGCTTTTGGAAAACGCTCCCGATTCGCCGGATTCAAAATCACATCATATGGCACTGCATCAATATATGCTCTTTTCTCCCATGCCTGCTCCGGTTCCACCGTAATTTTCGATTCCCGAAATCGCGGGTTGGCACGCAGAAATGCTGTGATCGCCGGATACCACTGGTATGTTACAGAGGCAATTCGAAAAGTCACTGTCTCCTGAAACACACCCCACGCACGCACTTTGCACCACGTGTCCTGGTAGACCGCAATCAGCTGCCGTTTCAGCGTGTCGTTCGGCGTGCAGGCATACTGTTCCGCCAGCTTCTGTTGACTGGCGTTTCCGTATTGCTGCACCAGCTTCACAACAGAATCAAACTCAAAAGTTTCAGAGGGGTGATGCAATACTTCAATTGCCGTTTCCGATACCGAAAGCAGCCACGCACCACCTAAAACCATGCCATACATATTCAATCACTCCGCCTTAAAGTTATAGACCGGCTGGATTTCCCGCACCACTTCTGCGGTCGGCGTGATTTGTTCCAGAATGGCTTCCTTGCTCTTGTATGCCATAGGGCATTCGTCCAGCGTTTCTGCACTGACAGTCGAGGAATAAATGCCCTCCATTTCCTTCCGATAGGCATGCACGGTAAAAGAATTCTTGGCATCGCTCCGGCTCATCAGTCTGCCGGCTCCGTGAGGAGCAGAACAATTCCACTCGGCATTGCCCTTTCCTCTGCAAATCAGCGAACCGTCCCGCATATTGATCGGAATCAGCAGCAACTCCTCTGCCTGTGCAGAAACCGCCCCTTTCCGAAGAATCCGGTTTTCTATATCGATATAGTTATGAATCGTCGTGAACCGTCCTTGTTCTTTCAGCTTACAGCCTTTCAGAATAGTATCCGTAATTGCCCGACGGTTCCAGTCGGCGAATTCCTGCATGATCTGCATATCGTGAAGATACTGCTCCAGCAGTTCCCCTTCACAGTATGCCAATTCATAGGGAATTTCCCCGTTTTCTTTCAGCAGAGCATACGCCTTGTCCTGATAGTACTTTGCCACCTGTAAGCCGGCATTTCGGCTGCCGGAATGCACTACCAGATACAGTGTGCCGTCCTCTGCCTTGTCCACTTCAATAAAGTGGTTGCCGCCGCCCAGTGTCCCCAGACTGCATTCCGCACGGGGCATGGAAACTGCTTCTTTACAGTACAGTTCTTCCAGTCTGGTATTGGCGATATATTTGTGTGCGGCACTGCGAATCTCAAAGCCGCAGGGAATATTTTTGTGAATGAAACTGTCCAGTTCCGGCAGGTTGATTCTCTTGGCTTTCAGTTCCACCGTTTCCATGCCGCAGCCAATGTCTACACCCACCAGATTCGGCACGATCTTATCCGTAATGGTCATGGTCGTTCCAATGGTACAGCCCTTGCCTGCGTGTACATCAGGCATAATGCGAATCCGGCTGTCCTTGGTGAATTCCTGTGATACCAGCTTCTGAATCTGCCCCTCGGCACCCGCTTCTATGGTATCTGCATAGACGATCGCTGTGTTGTAAGTACCCTCTATTTTAATCATCGAGTTCACTCCCCTTGTGTTTCTGTTTTCTGGAATATTTCTTCTTGTCCGGCAAGACCTGTGTGGCAGGGTTGACATTTCCCCAATCGCCGCGTTTCTGGTCGTTCAGTGCTTTCTGTTTCTTCTTGCTTAGTTTTTCAAATGGTACGAATTTTTCCATGATCGTTTCTCCTTTCGGGTAAAAGTGTGTTTCTTTTCTGTTTTACGAATGCTTAGGAAACACTGAATAAAGCTTGTGCGTAAGATGCGTAGTCAGATTTTTCGGCAGATTGCATAGAAATTCCGCAGGCATACTATATGTATGGCAAGGGATTTCTGGGCAATATGACGGAAAATCTGCAAGCAGATTGCGTGCAAAGCCGTCAGGCGGGCTTTATTCAGTGTTTCCCTTATACAGCTTTCTTTTCCAGCCGCCGTGACGGACGATAGACCAGCAGGGCAATGCCGATCAATACTGCGGTTGCTGCGAGGCTGACCGGATAAACCAGCATGATCGTCTGAAATGTCTGACTTTTCTGGAACACGATATAGATCCACGCGAACCGGATTCCGCAAACACCGATCGTTGTCAAAATTGCCGGCACCAGCGAAATGCCAAATCCGCGGAGATAGCCAGACATCACTTCATACAGCATGCTGAACACGTAGGCGGAAAAAATGGTGACCAGACGGACATAACCGATCTGAATTACTTCCGGATCGTGGTTGAAAATCGACAGCAGGAATTTACCGGAAATCAAAATCAGCCCGATTGCCGCCGCAGATGCAATGGCATCTTCCGCCAGACACAGCCCCAGTACCTTTCGGCAACGCCGCATATTGCCTGCCCCGTAATTTTGTCCCACAAACGTCGTGCACGCCTGACTGAACGAATTCAGCACGTAGTACGCCAGTATCTCCAGATTGAATGCCGCACTGGAAGCCGCGATCACCGTAGTTCCCAGACTGTTGATAGCAGACTGTATCACAATGTTTGCCATTGCAAAGACAGCACTCTGAATTCCCGCCGGAAGTCCGATTTGCACAATGCGAAGCAAACTCTGCCGGTCAATGCACAAGTCGCTCCGTGACACGCGAACGCATTTGTCAGTATGCAGCAGTTTCCAAAGCAAAATCAAAGAGCTGACACCGTTGGCAATTACTGTGGCAATTGCCACGCCGTTGACGGTCATATGCAGCACGATGACAAAGAACAGGTTCAGAATCACGTTCAAAACGCCGGAAATCAATAGAGCCTGCAATGGAATCTTCGTATCGCCGATGCTCCGGAACACTGCCGCTTCAAAATTGTAAAGAAAAATGACTGGCAGCCCCAACAGATAAATCCGCAGATACAGCAATGCCTCCGGAAAAACATCGTCCGGCACGTGAAGCAGTCCCATGACTTTTCCTGCTACCAGTTCCCCGATAACTGTTACCACTATGCCGCTGAGCACCGCTACGATTAAGGCGGTATGTACGGCTTTCTTGACGGACTGCATGTCCTTTCTGCCGATAGCATTGGCAATTACGACGTTGGCACCCAGTGCAATACCAATAAATAAGTTCAGGATCAGCCCGATCAGCGGACTGTTTGCCCCTACCGCCGCAACGGCAACAGTTTTATCCCCGCTTGAAAAATTGCCTACAATGGCAATATCCGATGCATTAAATAGCTGTTCCAGAATCGCCGTGGCTGCAACCGGAAGTGCAAAGCGTGGCAGCTTGTCCCAAAGTGACCCGTGCAGCATATCGATCTTGGCAGGAACTTTTTCTATTCCCAT